AGGAGATATGTTTGGTATTACGTCTAAATTAGAAAGTGGTATGGGAAAACTTTCTGCTATTAATTTTATGTATGTAAACCTTATGTCAAGATGGACAGAAATGGCTAAATCTATGGCATCTGTTACTATTGGTTCTAGAATTATAGAAGATTCTATCAAATGGAGTAAAGGTAAATTAACAGATAAATGGAAAACTGCATTATCTACTTCTGGTATAGATCAAGATATGGCTAGAAGAATAGCTAATCAATTTGAAAAACATGGTGAAAAAACTAAACATAATTTTATGGCTAATACTGCTAAGTGGGAAGATGCACAAGCAGTAGATGCTTTTGGAGCAGCTCTTAATAAAGATATTAATATTACTATTGTTACTCCAGGTTTAGGAGATACTCCGTTATTTATGAGTACAGAATTAGGAGCTTTATTAACTCAGTTTAAAAAATTTGCAATTGGTGCAAATCAAAGAATGTTAATGAGAGGTATGCAAGAAGGTGATATTGATTTTCTATTTGGATCTATGTTGTTAGTAGGATCTGGAATGATTATTGATAAAATATATCATGAGTTTAGATTTAATAGAGATTATTCTAAAGTACCATTTACAACAAAATTATTAAATGCATTTGATAGATCTGGTATTGCAGGAATATATACAGATATTAATAAAGCTATAGAAACTTTAACTGATAACAGAATAGGTATTGGGCCAATGATAGGTGAAGACAGACCATATGGTTCTTCTCCAAGATGGAAAGCTGGAACAATTGCTGGGCCAAGTGGTGGACAAATTTATAATATATTTGACATCTTGTATGACATTGGTGGAAATAATTATAACCATCACACAGCAAAAAATGTGCGTAGGTTAATACCTTTTCAAAATGTATGGTATCTTGATTGGTTATTTGACGATATTCAAAAAGGATTACATTAATGGCAATTACTATTTCAGATACAGAACCACGAGTTCAATATACTGCAACAGCAGGTCAAACTAATTTTTCTGTACCATTTGAATTTTTTACAAATGCAGACATTAAAGTTTTTAATGGTACTACACAATTAAGTTATAATGCATCACCATCGAGTGCTTCTCAATATTCGGTATCTGGAGCAGGAGTTTCTGGTGGTGGATCAATTACATTAGGGGGGAGTGGGGCTACCCTTAACGATACAATTACTATTTATAGAGATTTAGCAATATCTAGATCTACTGACTTTCCTACATCTGGTGCATTTCAAATTAGTTCATTAAATGATGAATTAGATAAAATTATTGCTATGGCTCAACAATTGGAAAGAGATTTAAAATTCTCTCCAAGAGCTGCAGCAACTACAGCAAATACATTTGATATTACTTTTCCAAACCTTGCTGCAAACAAAGTATTGTCAGTTAATAGCGCAGGTACAGGTTTAGAGTTTGCTCAAGATATTACAGACATTACTACAATTGCAGGAATAGCTAGTGATGTATCTGCTGTTAGTGCAATATCTGCAAATGTTACAGCTGTTGCAAATGATGCAACTGATATTGGTACTGTGGCTACAAATATTGCTTCAGTTAATACGGTAGCAACAAATATTGCTGACGTAATAAAAGTTGCTGATGATTTAAACGAAGCAGTATCTGAAGTTGAAACAGTAGCTAATGATTTAAATGAAGCAGTATCTGAAATTGATACTGTTGCAAATAATATTACAGATGTAAATACTGTTGGTAATGCAACAAATATAAATAATATAACATTAGTTGCTGGACAAATATCTCCAACAAATAATATTTCTACTGTTGCTAGTGCTAATGCAAACATTAGTACAATTGCAACTGATCTTTCGGGAAGTAACACTATTGGAACTGTTGCTACAGATTTATCTGGATCTAATACAATTGGAACAGTTGCAACAAATATTGTAGCTATTACAAATGTAAACACAAATTTAGCTGTTATTACAAATGTAAATACTAACTTATCTGTAATATCTAATGTAAATACAAACTTAAGTGATATACAAACAGTAGCAACTGATTTATCTGGAAGCAATACAATTGGTACTGTAGCATCTGATTTATCTGGATCTAACAATATTGGAACTGTAGCTAGTAATATTGCATCCGTTAATTCATTTGCAAATATATACAGAATTGGAGCTACTAATCCATCTACATCTTTAGATGAAGGTGATTTATTTTATAACTCAACAGATAATACATTAAAATACTATAATGGAAGTGCGTGGACAAATATTGAAGCTACTGATACTTCTAATTTAGCAACAAATGGATTCGCTATAGCCATGGCGATTGCATTATAATAAAGGAGATATATGGCACAAAACTTTAGAAGATACACAAGCAATGATGTAGGCACAAGTGCTACTGCTATACCTAGTGGTGCAGCATTTGATAGTTATGATACTATTGTTGGTATATCAGTTGCAAACATTACAGCATCTGCTGTAGTTGCATCTGTATATATTAATGATGGTGCTAACAACATTTATCTTGTTAAAGATGCACCAATACCAAGTGGTTCATCATTACAAGTTTTAGATGGTGGTGCTAAATTTGTTGTTCAATCTGGTGATAGAATTTATGTTCAATCAGACACAGCTTCATCATTAGATGTTTGGGTATCAACAGTAGATGCAATTTCAAGTTAAGGAGATTTAATTAATGGCTTATATAGGAAACTATCCTGCCGAAACGCAAACAGTAGATTTAAAATGGGATACTGGTATTAAAACTGCATCCTTTACAGCAGTAGCTGGGAAAGGATATTGGATTAATACAACATCAAGTGCAGTAACAGTTACATTACCTGCTTCAGCTAATGCTGGAGATACAATAGAATTTTCAGATTATGCAAGAACTTGGGGAACTAATGCAGTTACTCTAAATACAAACAGTTTAAACTTTCAAGGAAACTCATCTCCTAACCCAGAATATAATACTAATGGTCAATCAGTAAACATAGTTTACTCTGGTGCTACTCAAGGTTGGATACCTAATTCAGATGATGATGTAACTTTAGAAACTCCACAAGCTGTTACAGCAGATTTTTTAGTTATTGCTGGAGGAGGTGGTGGTGGTAGAACTAATGCTGCTCCTGGTTTTATATCTGGTGCTGGTGGTGGAGCTGGAGGATATAGAAATTCTTATTCAACTGAATCATCTGGTGGTGGTGGTTCATCAGAAACAAATTTATCTTTAACTCCAGGAACAACATATACAATTACAGTTGGAGCTGGTGGTACAGCAACAACATCTGGTAATACTACTTCAGGAAGTGGTGGAAATAGCTCTATTTCAGGAACAGGTATTACTACAATTACTTCCATAGGAGGAGGTGGTGGTGCTTGTGTAGATAGTGGTCATACTGGAATAGGTGGAGATGGTGGTTCTGGTGGTGGTGGAGGTGGTAATTCAACTCCTTCTCCAGGAGGTTCTGGTACTGCAAATCAAGGTTTTGATGGTGGAACAACTACACAAAATCAATTTACAAGTTCTTCAGGAGGTGGTGCTGGTGGTGCTGGTTCTTACACAACTGCTAATGCTGGTTCTGATGGTGGTCTTGGTTTAAGTTCTTCAATTACAGGTTCTTCAGTAGGTAGAGGTGGAGGTGGAGCTTCAGGAGGTTATGATTCAAGTCCAGCACCTGCTACTGCTGGTGTTGGAACTTCAGGAGGAGGTAATGGAGGTGCAATAAATGGTGGAACTGGTAGTGCAGGTTCAACTAACACAGGTGGTGGTGGTGGAGGTTCTGGTGGTAATGCTATTGCAAATGGAGGTAATGGTGGAAGTGGTGTAGTTATTTTAAGAATGCCAACTGCAAATTATTCTGGTACTACAACAGGCAGTCCAACAGTTGGTACTAATGGAACAGATACAATATTAACATTTACAGGATCAGGGAGTTACACAGCATAATGGCACATTTTGCAAAATTAGGAATTGGAAATATAGTTGAACAAGTAATTGTAGTATCTAATGATATTGCAACAACTGAACAAGCTGGTGTAGAATTTTTACA